CTGCTATACAATCGATTTTATAATCTTTTCTACCACCAACAGTTTCTTGAATTTTGTTTTTTGCTACATTTCTAATGCCATTAAGACCGTGAGTAAGTTCAAGATCATTGCCATCTTTAATGCCCTTGCGATAATTTGACTCATTATGCCATATGTGTAAATTCATTTGAGCCAATACAACAATAGCCCGAATAGCGTCACTATCTAAAATAACATCTTTTGCTGTTGTTGCCATTAGTATCCAAACTCCTTACTAAATGCTGGTTCATATCTTTGCATCTGCCTGCTAGAATAATACGGTGTACTTGCATTGTGCAAGGATCTCACCATCATCATATATCTTAACGCATCATATGCGTGATCGTCTGCTTTTGTATCTACATCCTCTGGATTATTTTTAGATAGAGGCAATGTAGGTAATGTTCTTACTAAATTAGTGCAATTTTCCATAATTCTTACTCTTGGTTGTCCTCTACTGTCACAAGCTAGTCTTCTATGCACTTCTATCTTTCCTGCTAGTCTGTTTCTGTCTGATGGAACCCATCTACAGCCTTTTCTGTTCATTGTTTCTGCTATACTAGGCCCTAACCCTGTTCTGTTCCAACAACTTGCATCTAATACGGATATTTGCATGTTTGGGTCGTTTCTTTCTAATTCTAGTATTAAATCACCGAGAGCTTCACCGGTTTTGTTCTTTATATACAGTTCTCTATATATCCAGATGTTGTTATCCCAGTCTATAGCACCCCAAAGAATACAAGAAGGACTACTGTAGCCGTAGTCTCCGGCACGTACCCTAGCCCAACCATCAGGAGGGTCAAAGGTTTCCACCACATGTAGCGTTCTGCTAAATTCTGTAAAAGCTGCTCCCTCTGCGACATCCCAGTCTCCTTCTAATAGTCTTTTTCGTTCTACTTCTGGTAAGGAAAGCAACATAGCTTCGTATTGACCATCTATAGCAAGATATGGATTGTCTGTCAACCTTGCTGGTATAAATTTTTTCAGAAATAAAGGTTCGCCTGCTTTAGAATGTCCCGTAGGGTACCTTATTGTTTTCTGTGTGTCAAATTCCTTTGCCCAAAATGCCTGTCCGGGTGGAGATGGGTCTATATACATCTTCTTTACCCACCAACCGCCTACTCCACCGGGGTTAGCTGTGCACCTCATGTAAAGACCAAGCTTTGGATCGGTGCTTCTAAGTCTAGATCTTAGATAATTCCAAACATATGGAGTAGGATACTGTGTTATTTCGTCTATTCCTATCCAATTGAACGCTTGTCCTTGGTATCTTGTTACGTCTCGGTCATCATCCACGTAAGAAAACCATATTTTAGCCCCTGAAGGGAACTCCCACGTTGATTTTGCCTGTTTAAACACTGCTCCCGGCACCGCTTTTGTGTATAATTGCCTACTTTTGTCTATAAGTTCGGTCAATTCTGGTAAAGTACGTCTTAAAAGTAGTCCTCTGTGGTTAGGATTGCCTACATCTCTTAAAACATCAGCAAGAAGTGCGTATGATTTACCTCCACCTGCTGCTCCACCGTACAATACGTCTCTTTCTGGACTTTCTAAGAACTCAGCCTGTGGTCCATCGTTAGATTTAAACACAACTTCGTTCTCAGCAACGTGATTTCTTACTTTTTCTGGTAACGCTAGTAGTTCTTCTTCGGATATTGGCTCTTTTCCGTCACCTGAAAGAGCTGCATCTATTTTACTAAGGCTTTCTTGTAGTTTATTTGCCCTGTATCGTGCATTTATAGCACGTTTTGAATCTTTTTTTGCTTTTGCTTTAGCGTTGGATAGCTTTGTTGATACGGCTTTACGTATCTTCTTCCTATCCAGTTTGGCTTCCGTTGCCATCTAAGTATATTCCTAACTTACTACGTTTTTTTAAACCTTCGTCAGATATATATCTATCTGTTTTTGCTAATAGCCACTGACTTGCTTTTCTCCACCCGCAAGACTTAGCATATGTTAATGCCTGATCCAGTGCTTGTAGCTCTTCTGGTATAGGGGACAGATGTTTTTCATCCTGTGTATCTAACACATACCCAAAAGGTATAGTGCTAGTCTTTCTTCTTATTTTACCATCGGCTAGTTTCACGAAATAAATCTCCTTGTTCTGGTGGTGTATCTTTAGTTTCATTTAATTCATCAATTGCATCTATCTTATCTTGGTTAGAAGCAATCTCACCTATCCACTTATCCATTTCTGCTGTAAGATCAGAATGTTCTCCAATGCCCACAGCAGAATGTAATAACACATCAAGATTAGCTTTAGCTATATCTATGTTAGCTTCATACTTTTTTCTTAATGCAAGTAATCTCATAGATTAACCTTTCTTTTCACCTACAAAGAAACCAATAGCACCTGCTGCACCACAACAAACCATTACTACGCTCTGCCACAGATCACTTGGTACCATTATACCTAACATAGCAAATACACCACTAAGTGCTGCATAAGATGAAGGCTCTTTTAATCTATTCATTAGTTCAACCATTATTATCTTCTCCTTGTTTATCAGTCATACATGCACAGGGATTATCCTCTGTACACGTACAATTTTCGCAGTTGCAATTTTCACCATTACAACATTTTTTATCATCCTCTGCCATTATTGACCTGCTAAAGGATTATCTAATGCTCTTTGTAACATTGTACGTAACCTATCTTCTAGTTCTTTAAGTTTTGTGTCAAGTGCTTCTGCTCTACGGGTTGCATCTGATTCAATTGCAGTTCTTTTGCCGTCAAATCTGTCAGATGCATGGTCAATCAGATCTCTCATATCTTTTTCTATATTTCTCAGTTCTAATCTTACTTCTTGCCCTAGTGCTCTAGATCTTTTTTCTATAGCAGCAATTTGATCATGGGCATCATGTATATCTGTTCTTAGATCTGTACGAATTGTTCTTGCATCATCTTGTGCTGCACCAACTAATTCTTTTACAGTAGACATCTCTGTCTCTATGTTAGTTTTTACTGAATCTAATTCAGATTCTACTACTGTTTCTATACCAGCAAGTTTTTCTTCTAGTACATCAAGTTTTATAGTAAAACCAGTAAGATCAGGAGCAACGTATCCAGCAATTTTTTCCTCCATTGCTACCCAACGAGCATAACCCTCAAAACCAGCCCATATGCCACCTCCGAGAGTTCCAAGTAATGGTAGTATTAATAGGAGTTTGCCACCCCTAATTTTAATTCCTTTATATTCTACCTCATTACTCATACTGTTGTCCAATCATTTTTTCTATTTGTAGATTTGATCGTACACTAATATAATTTCCTAACGGATCAGGTAAAATTGCATCAGTATAAATTTCTTCTGGTGCATACCATATTGGTTGTGGCTGTACCACCTGAGATTGATACGTTGTTATATTTGGCCCTAATGCATTTACAAGAGCTAAAGTAGTAACTTGTGATACAGGGTCATAACTATTAGGTAGCCCTTCTATTATCTGTTTTGCTTTTTCTTGTTTTTGTTCTTGCTCTTTTGTTGGTTTATTCTCTGCTACTTCTTTAGGTTCTTCTTTGGCCTCTTCTTCAACCACTTGCTTTTCTTCTTTTGGTTCTTCTTTAACCTCTTGTTTCTCTTCTTGTGCTTCTTCCTGTACTACTTCTTTTTCCTGCGGTTCCTCATTAACTTCTTTAGCTTCCACTGTATTGCTAGTAGTTGTCTTTTCTTCTGCTTCAACTTCATTCTTAGGCTCTTCTTTAATCTCAGGAGTCTCCATCTCAGTGTTAGCAACTTCTACGGTCTCCTCTATATTTTCTTGTGCAGGCTCTTCTACAATTGGTTGTGCTTCTATCTTCGGCTGTTCCAATACTTCTACAGGTTCTTGCACATCATCTACAGTAACTTCTAACTCCTGTATTTCTGCTACCATGGTTTCTACTTCTACCATTACTTCTTGCATGGACATTTCCCCCATATCCATATCCTGAAACATACCCTCAGAGACACCAATACTTACTGTTTCAGGCATACCCGGTTCAAAATCATCTGTCATAGACATATCTGGCATATCTAAATCAATCATCACCACATCGTCTATGTTTATTTCTTCAAAACTATCTTCGTTTGCTACTGTTACACTTGTATAACTATCTACAATAGTTTGTGTTATTTGTTCCTGAGCTTGCAATGGTTGTAATACTTCTACCCATGTTTCTACAGTTGTAGTTATTACATTATAATTAACTGTGTAGGCTACATTATCAAAAAAGTAATTCTTCGCTCCGCCTACTCTTATAAATACTCTATCTAAATCTCCAGCAAAGTCATGTAAACCTGAATACGTTGTTGGAGTTTGGTTATTTTCTAAGGTTATTGCTCCTGTATCCCACTGGAGTATGTTATCATTATAACCTTTTGTTTGAAAGTACCCTGTTGTGTTTGCTTGTGAATGGTACATTTGTAGTTCCCATTCTAGTGTACCTCCGTCAGATATGTGAAACTCACTTATATCTACATACTGATCAAATGTTGTTAGAGAATTTGATGTGCCCTTACCACATCTTCCGGTTCCGAAGTAGTTGTCGCAGTTTGGCATACTTGCGGGGCCAAGTCCTCCCCAGTCATAGTCCATATCTCCGTGTTTGGTGTTGCCCACAATACCCGTGTCTGCGTGGAGGATGTCTTCTGTGGTTTTGTTTTCCACCGTTGTAGTCGTTTGCGTAACTTCTCTAACATCACCTTTTTCTTCTATCTCCTGTACAACAGTGTCGCCTTCTTCTAATAACTGTGCCTGACTATATGAAGAGTAATATAAGAAGAACAGAGAAGATACCAAGAGCACCTTCATCGGTAATAATTTCTTCATTCCTTACATTCTCCTTTACCCATTTATCATAATCGGGTCTCTTCTCAGGATTCTCTGCCCAACCTTTTGCAGCATCTAAACCAATCTTACCGAAGTATGGACAGGGTGTACCTGCCATCTCCATCGCTTGGAATACACGGGAATCTTGGCAGAGCATGGCTACAGCCCCGACCTTCATTCCCATTCTGTATAAAGACCTAGATAATTTAAGTCTTTCACAGTTTAAGTCTCTTATCGCTGTGCCACCAGCTAAACCTAGTATCTGTGTTTGCACTGCTGCACTCGCTGCAAAGCTACAAACATCTTGATTATTTACCACAACCGATGGGGCATTTGCTGTGCCAACCGTTCTGTCTACCGTAGTAGTGCCAGATACTGTGCTACTCGTTGATGTCACCGTATTTGTCTGGGCCAAAGATTCTCCTTGCCCAAAGCTTATGCAGGCCACCAATAAAATAGCTAACCACCATTTGTGCATTTCTAATCCTCACCGTTGTCTTCCACTATAGGCATTGCCGACTTGCTTGGCATAAGTACAATTCCGTGTAGTGCTCGTACATCATGTTCTTGTTTTTCTATTTTACCAAGGCCAACTCT